CTTCGTCATCGATGAACCCGAATACGGTTTCGTTGATGCCGATATCGACTACGTTGTCCAAGCTCTAAAAACTTGGATGTCTAGTGCCAATGTGCTTAAGGTTCTCGGTTCTGAGACCTAAAAGCATCTTGCCGATTGAAAATCGGAAGCACTAGACTGGTTGTGGCTCTTTGCTCTTCGACACCCAAATAGGTGTGTCTAAGAGGTTCTTTACTATGTAAAGGGACCAAAATTAACAACTGGTCTCCACATAGTATTCAAAGAGCCCCACCTTCTGTAATGTGCTGCCATCAATCAAATGGATTGGTGGAAGGCTCGCGATGTGGCTGGATGCTTACCACCCAGTAGGGAGGGAGCATGAAAAGCCACGAAAGAGGTATTCTTGAGCTAGCTACATGCATCTATAAAGATGCAGTAGCGAAGTGCACCGCTAACCAGCTGGAGGAGCGTGATTTGCTTACTTTGCAATCACGTATCGAACATGAGGGTTTATCGTTTGTAACGATTACCCTCCCGTCTTTGGCAAAAGACTTAGAATTAAGTCTTAGTCAAGGACAAATAGCTTCACAGAACTTTCGAGGTTTCAGAAAGTTCCGGAAGATCCCCGCATTTCTGCGAGGTTTCTTCAAGCTTGTGTTCGATTCCAGTACAGGGAGACTTTTGAATGAGCCCTCAATTGAGGCAATCGAAGGAATCCGACAAATCGGATACACCTTCAAAAAGCTGGAAGTCCCCTGCTCACCCCAAAGGGAAAAGCAGGCCTTCACAGACTTCATTCAGATTGAGCAAGAGCTTGCAAAGCCCATCGCTCCAGACTACGCTAACGTCTTTAATAACGTTAGTTCTGTTGTATGGTCTTCTATGCTATCTAGCGCTAAACTATGCGAAAGATATGCAAATCGACCTCGACACGGTCCTGGGGCTACTGCTGAGCGTATACAAGGAAATGAAAAGTATACAGTAAGCAGGTGGCACGACAGACTCGAACCATACTTCCCGCTCATTACTACGGCATTCAATAATGAGAATGTCTATGGATCAGCGGAGTTCGAGTGCGTTACTGTTGTGTCTGAGGAATGCGAACAACCCGTAAGGGTTATCAGTGTTCCAAAGACTTTAAAAGCACCCAGAATTATCGCTATAGAACCTGTGTGCATGCAATACACACAGCAATCTATATCTCAAGCCTTAGTTGAGGCTATTGAGCATTCTGTGATAGCTGGTGGTCACGTTAATTTTCGTGATCAGACAGTGAATCAAAGAATGGCGATAAGCGCGTCAGCTTCTGGAGAATATGCTACTTTAGATCTCTCCTCGGCTAGTGATAGAGTACCATACTCTGTTGCTATACGTATGTTCGACTGCAACCCCGAATTACAAGGGGCGGTGGCGGCCACACGTACCACGCGTGCGCAAATGCCTGATGGCTCTATTCTAGAGCTCAAGAAATTTGCGTCCATGGGATCTGCTCTGTGCTTCCCAGTCGAGGCAATGTATTTCTATACCATATGTATAGCTGCCTTGCTTAGGAAGTACAAACTTCCTGTCACATTCAGAAACTGCTATGCAGTTTCAAGGAATGTGTACGTGTATGGGGATGATATAATCATACCTACACACGATGCGGAGTTTGTCATTCAACACCTGCACGATCACATGTGCAAGGTGCAAACCTCCAAGTCCTTCTGGACAGGGAAGTTCAGAGAGTCTTGTGGGGCGGATGCGTATGACGGCGTAGTGGTTACACCAACCTACGTCAAGAAAACGTGTCCTAATGACATCGGAGATGCCAGTAGTCTAACTTCGTGGGTAGCTGCTAGTAACTCTTTTTACAAAAGAGGTTACTGGCAAACTGCATCATATCTCATGAAGAGATGTGAAGCCATTATGGGTACACTGCCCATAGTTGGTCCACGTTGTGCTGGTCTCGGCAAGGTGTCCTTTCAAAACCTTGTTTCATCCGAGAGATGGAATAAGGGGTACCAGGTTTTTGAAGTAAAGACCTGGTGCCAAAGTCCAGTTTATCGACAAGATAAACTGGAGGGACATGGAGCCCTCTTGAAGTGCTTGCTGAAAGCTGGTTCAGAAGAACCGTCTGACGCAAAACACCTAGAGAGATCCGTACGGCACGGCGCTGTAGCACTGAAACGCCGTTGGGTAAGACCTTATTAACTAAGGTCCTACGGGACAAGAAAATCTGTCCAGGGGGGAGCACGTGCAATAAGGGAAC